AATTCACGTGCATATGCTTTCGGATGGCGTACCGGAAGAAGCGATCAAGAAACAATGGATTTACGGAAGCATCGTCCGGATCGACCATCTACGCGAACACAATTATTACGACGGCGTAGATCACGGACAGGATTACACGGGGCTTGCGAATTACCTTTTCGACCATTGGACACCGGAGCAGGGCGGACACCGTTGGAAGCAGACGCGCAACGCGCGGAAGCCGGAACGGGAAACGCCGACCGTTGCAAAAAGGGTTTACACAGAGAGCAAGCCGCCGCGCCCGCCGAAGGGCTATATATTAGTAGAAACGAAAAGCACAAAGTATGGATACCTTTATTTTAAGTATGTGTTAGAGCCGCCGAAGCGGAAACGCAAACGAGCGGCAAAGGACGGCAAAAGCTGATTTCGGATCAGCATTTATAAAGCCTTGTAAATGTGTAACGTTTGGCGACGAAGCATAGCTTCGATCACAGAAGAAGCCTTCGAGATAGATTTTCATTTATTCCCCGTCGCCTGTTTATCGAAGATCACGAGAGGATAAGCCCGTCAAGGTTGCGAAGCACGGCAAAGCCGCTTGACCTTTACGGGGTGATCCGTGAGTGATAGAAAACAGGACAGCGGCGGGGAAAGAAAATCTATCAAGGCGGCTTCAACTTTTCCACAAGGAAGGCTGGGGAAATGTGCATAACAGATCGGGGCGGGCTTTATTCCTTTGAGCCTGTTCCCCTCCCAGCGGGAGGGGCGGAGGGGTGGGAGAAAGAGAACGGAAGGAGGCGATCGACGTTGCTTGAATTGAATAGGCTTTATAATCTGGATTGTATGCAGGGAATGAAGGAGTTTCCGGACGGCTTCTTTGATCTTGCGATCGTTGATCCACCTTACGGGATTGGGATTGACGGACAGCGGAAGCGCGTTTGCAGAAATCCGAAGCACAACAGGAAAGAGCATTCGCGGGAAGGCTGGGACAATGAACCGCCGTCAGAAGAATATTTCAGAGAGCTTGAACGGGTATCCCGAAATCAAATCATTTGGGGCGGGAATTACTTTGTTCCGGTGCTGAAACAGGCGCACAAAGGCTGGCTTGTATGGGATAAGGGGCAACGCGGGCTTTCAATGTCTGATTGTGAGCTTGCATACACCAGCTTTGACACGCCGACGCGGATTTTTACCTTGAACCGCATTGAATTGCAAATTGAAGGGACAATACACCCAACACAGAAGCCCGTGAAGCTGTATGAATGGGTTTTGTCCCTATTTGCCCGAAAGGGTATGAAGATTTTAGACACGCACGCCGGAAGCGCAAGTTCCCTTATCGCTTGCCACAGGATTGGCGGGCTTGATTACGTTGGCTTTGAAATAAACGCAAAGTATTTTGAGGCGGCGAACAAGCGGCTTGAAACAGAGAAAGCACAAATCCGCCTGTTTGATCTGCTGGAGGAACAGGAAAAGGCGGCACAAACAAAGCTGTTTTGACGAAGGGAGGAAACACGATGCAGAAAAAGACAGTTTACCTTGCGGGAAAGATTACGGGCGATCCGTTCTACCGTTCAAAATTCTATGAAGCGCAGAAGAAGCTGGAAAAAGGCGGTTTTATCGTCGTCAATCCGGCGCTATTGCCTTCGGAGGGTTTCGCGTGGGAAGCCTATATGCGAATGACGGGCGCAATGCTGAATGAATGCGCCGAAGTATGCTTCCTTCCGGATTGGAAAGAGAGCAAAGGCGCGAAATATGAGTTTGGCGAAGCGATCGCGCAAAACAAGCCGTTTTTCTTTTTCGAGGATTGGGAACGGGAGGGATCGCAAAATGCAGAAAAATAAAGCACCTTCCCTCCCTATCCCTACGGAGGCGGAAGAACAAATTGCCCTTTTTGAGTGGGCAAGACTTCAAACGGGGCGATTTCCGGAATTGGCGCTTTTGTACCACGTTCCGAACGGCGGGAGTCGGAACAAAATCGAAGCGGCACGCCTTCGGGCGCAGGGCGTGAAATCCGGCGTTCCCGATCTTTGCCTTCCGGTTGCACGCGGGGCAAATCACGGGCTATACATTGAGCTTAAACGACAGCGCGGCGGAAGGATTAGCGAAGAACAGGTGCGCTGGATCAACGGGCTTTTGAAACAGGGATACGCGGCGGCAATCTGCAAGGGATGGCAGGAAGCCGCAAGCGTGATTACCGACTATCTACGGCAGAAAACGGAGGGCTGAAAATGGCGAAGAAAAAAGCGGGAATTTCCGAAGAGGTACGAGAAGCGATCAACGAAGCCGCCCGCGCGGGCGCTTATGAAGCGTACAAAAACACGGCGGGCGCGTATGTGAATTACTTCAAGGCTATGGAAACACTTTTGTATAACTACAAGAAGCTGGCGGCACTTGTCGCCGATGAAGAAGGCTATTGCGAAGTAGAATATCACGCAGGGCGAAAGACCTTCGCGGCGGGCAGTAAAAGCACAGGATATTACGAGCAGAAAACCGAAGCGGATATTATCGCAGAAATGCAGGAAGAAAAAAGGCGGCAGTATCGGGAAACAAAGTACGGCTTCGAGCGGCTGGAGAGGGCTATAAACCTTTACCGCGACCGCAAGGAATTCACCGTGGTTCGTATGTACTACTTCGGCGAGGACTACGAAGGCAAGCCGCGCGAGAATGGAAAGCCATACACGTGGGAGGAATTAGCCTTCGAGCTTGAAGAAGCGGGCGTTCTGAAAGGTGTAAAGACCGCGTGCAGATGGCGGAACAAGATTGTAAACGATATGGCAGTATGCGTATTCGGGATCGCGGCGGCGGTAAGTGCGGCAACGTATAGGCGCAGGGCGGGCGAATAAGTGACAATATCGCGACAATATCGAGGGGTGGAACGGGGTATATTTATATGCTATACTGTTTACGATGAATTTTTACGCAAAACGCAAGCGCACG